GTCAGGGCGATGATTTTGACCGACACGCGAGGCTGCTTTCGCAGTTACCCGTTCAACGTCGAAGTCTCGAAGCTTTTGCATAATGTCGTCGCCGAGCAGCTCCTGGATACCCTTCGGGTCCATTTGCGACACGATCGATGAAACACTTTTCATAAAGCTTGCCTTTACTTTAGCAGCAGCATCCTTTGCTTGTAAAGGCTCTCCTGTTCTTTTTTGATGAGCGCTCATTTCAAAAGCCATCTTTGCAAAGATATGCGGATCGGATGGCAAGCCCACTTCTTTCCAAGCTGAACGGAACTCTTCATGTAAACCATTTTCGAGCTGTTTATATTCGGCTCTTTTTTGATTTACGATCTGAGCAATCTGTTCTTTCGGAAGGCCCTGAAGTTGTTCGATCACTTCGGATGGAACATCGCCAAATTCTTTTAGCTGTTCAATCACTTCAGATTTTGACTTCTTTTCCGTTTGCAGCCGATCTTCGCGCTCACGCTTTAATTCCATGAGCTCGCGCTGCTCAGGCGACATCTGCATCAGCTCATATTTTTTTGCTAAGCGCTCTTCAGCAAACTTATCTAGATCCAGACCCCGACGTTTTGCAAACTCGTCAGGATTTTTATCGAGCATCTCTAAAAGCTCTTTATATTCCTGCGCCTCTTTGCGGACTTTTGCCGACTCTTCAAACTTCTTTTGAAACCCACGCTCAAATTCTTTGATGGCTTTAGCGAGGTTCTTATCAACCTTACCTTTGACTGAGCCAAGTGCGATCTCTTCAAAACCGCCATCGTCAGCCGACGTGTCAGGCTTTGCTTGTTGCGACTTTCCATCGCCTTGCGATGCTTGCGGCGTCTTTGAGTCTTTCGCCTGGCCAAAGGCCCCGTACTCGCGTTGGCTTCCAGATTGAGCTTGTTGACTGGTCGCACCTTGGCTTGCGCTTGAGCTTGCGCCCGCCGACGGTGCCTGCGCACCACCTGATTGCGCGGCTCCGCTTGCGCCTGCCGCACTGACTGATTCAGACATCTATATATCTCCCTTAAATTGATTTATTTCGCTCGCGCTCGCGCCGACAGTCAGCGCAAACGGAATAGGTCACTGTTTTGTTTTGCGGCCTTCGGCCCTGAAACATCGTCTTATTACATTCCCGGCAGACCACTTTCCCGTGTGCCATCTCAATCACCCCGCTTGAGGCATCGGCGGCATTGGTGGGATCGGCGGCGCTTCAGGCATCTGTGGTCCAGGTGGCGGGCCTAAAAGCGGTTGTCCATCAGGACCCACTTCGCCGGGCATCGGCGGCGGTGGTGGTGCTGGCGGCTCACCCGAGATTGCCGTAAAAAACGGTGTCTGAGTGTTCCAGAGCATGTCGTGCTCTTGCAGATGCATCGTCACAGCAGAGACGATCGCAAGCGCTTGTTGATCGCCTTGTGCGGCGAGTTCCCGGATCAAGGGATCATTGATGACCGTCAAATGTTCCTGGCCATGAAGCAGGTGTGCATCACCCACAACCGCCTTCACAGGCTTTCCTTCCATCAACGACTCATTTTCCTTTCGGATGAGTTCTAGCTGACTCTCAGGACCTTCCATTTGCGCATCGAGCTGACCTGTGGTTGCCACTTGAATGTATTGCCGGCCGTTGATCTCACCTTTTTCAAAAAGCTTATCAGCAAGCTCCAAGCGCCCTGCATAGGTGCGGCTTAGAGGATTGCCAAGATCGACAGCCACACGGTCAATCATATCGAGATCATCGCCGGTGTAGGCCTGCATGGCTCCTTTATTGTGTTTGCCAGCAAGGGCTGCCATACGCTTGGTTTTAGCGAAGCTATGAAGCAGCTCGAGCAAAAACGTCCCATTATCTTCTTGAATTTCAACCCAAGACTTCTGGAAATTCGACGCGAACTGAATGGCCATGGCCTGAATGCGGCCTAAGGCTGCACCTGACTTTAAATTATGCTCTGGATCGCCGCGCACAACGGAATTCACGCCACTGAGCTTTTCCATGGCGGCTTCAATGAATTCGATGTTCTTAAAGATCTCAGCCGGCGAGTTTGTCAGCTGAATCGATGATGGTTTCGTGTCAGGAGCACCGCCTTTTAAGAAAGCGAGGCTCTTAAACATCGATGGCGAAAATTCACAGCCTTCGGGCAAGTGAATCAGCTGAATGCCAGTTGCTTGTTGGTTTGAGTAAGGGATTGAGTACAGAACATCGCAAACTTCTTGGAGCTGCATGGTATCAAAGGCGTTGGAATAGCCGTCAGCCGTGTCAAACACCTCGCCAGGGACCATTCGAAACACCGGTAAACGCTTTTTATAAGGTGTCGGCCCGTCATAGAGCGTAACATCGCCGTTTAAAAACTTCATGTAGCGCCCGTTAGGGAGTGCGTCGGTTTTTAGATGGAAAAAGTGATAAGTTGCAATCAACTCATCGTCTTTATCCTCGTCATTTAAGCCCCGGTTGTAAGATCCGAAGCCTTCAGAATCTAAGGCGTCATCACAAGTGAGTTTTGTGATGTCTTGCGCCTTATCTGGATGGCGGGCAGCAAGATCCCACTTGTTTTCCCAGCAACGAACGATGACCCACTTGTTTTTATCCCAGTTCCTGAGGCTTGGATTGTAAATCACGTCCCAAGGTGACTTTGAATCCATCTCGGGATCACCTTCGTAAAGGACTTTTTCGACCGGCATGCCATCTTCGCCAATCATCGCTTGGCCAGTTTTATTATCAATCACGGTTTGCGTGCTAAAGGTCTTCCCCGAGGCTGGATTCCAGACCATGAAGGTGTAGCCTTTGCCGTAAACGAGCGACCGTTCAGCGGTTGCGTACATGTAGCGACCCATACGCTTTTCAACGACGTAACCATCAAGGATGTTCGTTGCAAGACGTGTCTGCTGAATCGATTTTAGGTCGGTGTTTTTAGCTCGCGGGTCGTAGGCGGGCTTTTGCGAGCACGTAAGTGCCAGCATATGCTGAATCAGATTTCGGTAGTGGTTTACCGTGAACGCTTTTTCTGCTCCACCCGGGCCAACATCTTGAACGGTTGAGGCTCTCACCCCAACTTCGCCCATGTGTTTCCCGTAATAAAGATCATGAGAGCGTGACCAGAGCTCCGACCACCCTTCGCGGTTAAGGAAGCGGTTGAACTGACCTATTTTTTGACCGCATTCATTGACGAGTTCTTGAGTCGAGAGTGTCGCGAAGTACTGCTTCACCGTCTTTTGCCCCTTGGACTTGCGCCAAAGTGCCGTGCTATGGCCTCTTCAACGCTTGTCGGTCCCTGGGAGATGGCTTCGGGATTATTAATGTGATGGGTAAATCGGCTAACGCCCGCATATTGTGGTGTGGGATTGAGCCTTCGATCGATACTACGATTAAAGTAAATGCAAGCTGCGATTGCGTCAAGATGGCCTAGACCTTCCGATCTTGCGAAATCGATTTTCTTTTGATCTTTCCACATGCCGACCTTCAATTGTCGGCGAGATCCGATGCAATTTTCTTTGAACTTGAATTTTCGTGCGTTAATACGGTTCCGAAACAGGTGAACGGCAGCGTTTTTATCAGCCTTTGCAGGCATGGAAACCGACCAGTCGTATTCAACGAAAATGTCGTAAATCAGCTGTTTTGGAGCATCGTAGACCCTTTTACGGGGTTTGATATCACCCCAAAGTTCGACTTCTATCTTCTTTGCCGCATGAATGATTTGTCTTGTGGTCATGCCGTTGGTGATAAATTCGCGCTCGATGATATCTTCGTCTTTCTCGAAGTCATAATAGCCGAAAAGTAAGGCTGTATTGTCATCAGCACCGCTATCGCCTGCGACATAGGGAGTAAAGTAATCAGGCCTTGGATAGTCGTTCGGCACAACGTTCTCGGTGTCGTTGTACTCTGGCACAACCAACATCTTAGAATCAGCGATCTCTTCACAGAGATATTCACGCCTAAACGTCTCAGACTCAATGCCGCCCGACTCTTCGATGATTTCTCTCATCTCGGCTTCAGTGAGCGTTTCTTTGTCGTAAATGATCTTTTTGATGTAACGATTCTTCCTGATCGCGACTTCTTTTTCTGCGTAATAGATATGATCAAGGTCCGGCGGCGGAGTTG